ATAAGATGCCAGCTAGAAATAAAAAGAATTTCAGACCTACCAAGTCTGGAGCGGGAATGACAGCAAAAGGTGTTGCTGCATATAGACGAGCTAATCCTGGAAGTAAATTAAAAACAGCAGTGACAGGTAAAGTTAAACCTGGTAGTAAAGCAGCTAAGAGACGTAAATCATTCTGCGCACGTAGTGCAGGACAAATGAAAAAATTTCCAAAGGCTGCTAAAGATCCTAATTCAAGATTAAGACAAGCACGTAAGCGTTGGAAGTGTTAAAAAATTATGGGGGGATGGATGAAACATTTTATTTTAGCTTTAGCAATCTCAATGTTTTTGGGTGCATTTGCAATCAACTTTGCAATAGCAGACGTAACTGGTGCAGGTTCAACAACTAACACACAATCAACAACAGGAACATCAGCGACTAATACCGCAATCACCGGGGGGTATCACAGTGAAGCAACCACAAACTATCAAACCGGATCTTCTCAAAATACAACCACAACCAATACAACCAACAACAATAACAACTCCTATACAGGAGACACTAGGACTGTGCCTTCAGCATCTGCTCCTGGCATCTCTGCTATGTCTCAAGATCTGTGTACTGTTGGCGTTGGTCTAGGAATACAAAAGCCATTGATAGGTGGCAGCATAGGTATCACAAAGCGTGATATGAATTGTGAAAGAATGAAACTATCTAAACTATTATTTGACTTTAACATGAAAGTTGCAGCTGTCTCCATACTCTGTCAAGACAACAGAGTATTCTCAGCTATGGCCCATGCTGGTACACCATGTCCATTCAATGGCAAGATAGGTGATGAAGCATTAGACGAATGGAATAAATATGATCAACAAAGACCAGACTATGAAGAGTATACAAAAGCTCTGCGTTACATGGAAAAGGTTGACAATAAAATTCTGGAGGGACTAGATGAGAAGGAAGCTTATATTACTGACGGCAACGGCAATCCTGTTAAGCTCGGCAGCGAATAGTACAGATTTAATTCTTGAAGACACACCCAATGTAGGTGACACAACTGTAATTACAACTGTGACTACAGGTAACTCTGTAACCACGAGCAATTTAATATCTCAAGACTGGGACGATGGCAGCTGGAATGGAACTATGTTTCCAGATAATTCTGATATCAATGAGTCAACATGGTTGACTGGTAAACACAACAAGTATGCAGAGACTACATTAGACTCTGACGACTATGTAACAATAGAAGAACTACGACAAGGTTTTACATCTAACTTTGGTGCACAGGTAAGATGGTGGAACCCTGTTGAGTCAGAAGTTACAATGACACAAACTATCAGTAATGGTGTTGATACAACAACACAGTCTACAACATTTCAGGACACAACCAACCACAACTATCAACTTAACCCTTACGGCAATCAGCTGGTTGTAGGTGCTGATCCTAATATGACACACGGCACACTTACATTGCGTTTTGATTTTAATATTATCGGAAATAAAAACTATAACTCAGGGCATGCCGGCGTGGATGTGACGGACCCGACGGCAATAATAGATTATACGGCATTGTCTAGCACACAATCAACAACAGTAACATACTGTTGGCAAAAGAACCCACCGACTTGTCCTGGTCAAGACGAGATAGAAGATGTGCAAGAACAACTAGAACAGTTTGAAATGATAGAGTTTACAATACCAGAAGATATATTTCTTGAACCACCACCAGAGATTGAATACACGTTCAATCCTGTCTTTGAAGAGATAGAGATTGTAGAAGAGTTTGACATAATTGCGATGGATGAATTTTTTTTTGAAGATGACTATTACGAAGACGTTATCGTGGAAGAATACATTCCAATGGATGTTGTCGCTGTTGAAAATCTAGATTGGAATGATTCTAAAGTAGAGTTCTTTGATGAATTACCACCACTAGAAATGTTTGAAGAACTGCCTCCGATGGAGGAGGTATACATGGAAGATATAGTTATGGAGGAGATGTTTGCAGAAGAATTTACTGAAGAGATGCAAGAAGAGTTTATTGAAGAAGTCTTTGAAGTCTACGAAGAAGTTGTTGTGGAAGCAGAACCTGAACCAGCACCAGAGCCAGAGATCATAGAAGAGGTGGCAATGGTCGAAGAGAAACCAGCGATGGAAGAAGTAAAAGAAGAATCAATCGAAGAGGAGATTGTAGATGAAGAAATTGCAGAGCAACCCAGTAGCGAAGAAGTTGTTGCAGACGAACCAGCACCGGCAGCGGAGATTGCCCAACAAGAAGAGGCAGTCCAGGAGCCAGCTCAAGAACAACCTAACGCAGATGTGGAAGTTGATTTAGATATAAAAGTTGCAGCTATAGAAAAGGCTATACAAAGCAAAATAAAGAATGAAATGCAAAGAGTCAGTGTGACGCTCGATGTAATTAACGAGATAGTATCTCGTGAGATGACATCTACACAAGCTGATATTTCTAGCTATTTTGATACAAATGCTGCTTTGTTTGATACACGTCAGATACCTGGCGGTGATCCATCTTTCTTCTTACAAGCCAGTCTTGCAAGCTACGACAAAACCATATATGCTACGCAAGCAAGCATTGCAGGCACAGATCCTGTCGTAAAGCATCAAATTAAAATGCAAGAGTACAAGAAGACTACCAGCGATGCATATAGAAATCTTATGGAGTTATTAAATGCAAGAAATGTTCAGTAAACTATCATCATATGCTGCACTAATTGGTGTCATCGGTGCCATAGGTGGTGGCTTTATGGCATGGGGTGAGTTTAACAATCGTATAGCACAGTTGGAAGACAAAGAATTTATAGTTAACGAGACTGTAGATCTATCAGGTATCATAAAAGAATTAGAAGGTTTGAAAGCTGACATAAAAATAAACGATGCAGCTATTAAATTTCTTGATGCAAAGATAGAAGAACTAAAAGCAGAGATGTCTAACCCACTACTGTAATGAAACTATCGGAGAACACATCTATTTCGTTACCGGCACGTAATTTACTTGCTATACTTGCAGCCGTTGCTATTGGCACTATGTCATATTTTTCTGTGATTGAGCGCTTAAATAATATCGAAACAAAAATACAGCTGATGGAAAAAGATTTAGAAGCAGCTAATGCTTTCATTGACGGTGTCCCCAAAGGCGACATGGTCAGTCCACAAGTACAAGAGCTCTACATGTTAGTTGAGTACCTCAGTTCTAATGTGGACAAACTCAAAACTCAGATGGAAGAAGAGATACCAATGATATTAAAAAACGATATGGTTATACAGTTCCATGAGGAGAGATTGATAGATTTAGAGGAACGAAAGAATGGAAACCATTAAAGTTGTATTTGCAATACTCATGATACAAAATGGTTCCACAGTAGAGATGGTGCCAACTGATGGGCTTAGCGACTGTCTCAAGCAGAAACGTCTTATCACCAGACAGATAGGTGAGGAACAAGATGGTATATACATGCAATGTAAGGAGGTCACGGCATCTTTATACGAAGACATGGGCCGACTTAAAATTAAAAAAATTATAGAATAATCACTCTTGTAATCAAAAGTAAATTAACTTATCTTTACGCCATGGGATTACCCAAACAATTATCAGAACAACAAAAGAAGTTCGCGGAGTTATTGGTTTACAATGAGGGACGTAAGACACCAACTGAATGTGCTTTGGAGGCAGGCTATGCTGAAGGGTCAGCACATGTACGCGCGTCTGAACTCAGGAATGCAAACAAATATCCACTCGTTGTTAAGTACATCGGAGAAATCAGAGAAGAAATACAACGTAAATACGAGATCACTTTTGAGAAACACATCACAGAGCTCGGTCGTATACGCCAAGAAGCTCTTGCAAAGGGAGCTTTCTCAGCAGCTACAAATGCAGAAGTTGCGAGAGGCAAAGCAGCAGGACTATACATCGAACAAAAAATAATCAGAACAGGCAAACTCGAGGACATGTCGATAGAAGAACTTGAGGCAAAAATGAAGCGCATTTATGACGAAAATAAGACGCTGATAGAAGGAGAGTATACACTTGGCAAAGAAGAGTAAACTATTTAGTGACCACGTCGCTGGTCCAAAGAAGAGAACATCTATTGGACAAAGCATTAGGTCCAGACCTAAGAACAAACACAAACGTAAAAATTTCAAAAGATACAAAGGACAAGGCAAATGAAGAAAATAGATCTATCAAACCCAACAGATAAACAACTCAAGACTGGCTATCTAAATTACAACACCAGTATGGTGGTGCAGTTGTTGCAGAACTTTTGCAAGAGCCCTGAAGGTGCCAATGCCGGCGTCATGCTGGTGCTACCTGATGGGAGAAACCCCATGCAAAAAGAATTTAACATCAAAGAAATTAAACTTGTCGAGAACAAATTAATCAACGCCGCAGAGAAATATAGGTGCGTTATACTCGTTGAATAATTACTGTGAAAGCAGAGTCAAAACTTTGGCAAAAAGTTAAAAAAAATACACCGAATATTATTTGGACACGTGTTGAATCTTGGGCATCTTTTGGTTTTCCTGACCTAGTTGGGTATACTGAAAAGCGTGGCTTTTTTACAGTTGAGTTGAAAGTAACAAAAAGTAATAAGGTGACCTTCTCACCACACCAGATTGCGTTCCACGTGAAACATCCTACCGATACCTTTATCCTTGTCCAGACGCCCGATCCGTGCGCCCCTAAACTTTACCCGGGGTCCGCGATACGGGACCTTGCGGCT